GCTCCATCGTTGAGGAACCACGTAGCGCCGATGTGCCGGCGTTCCCACCCGTAGTTGATGGGGCCGGCGTAGGGGGCACGCTTGTTACCCACGCGCACGATGCCGGCGCGCGTGGTGCCGGCGGCTCGGATGGTGCGGCGAAGGTTGCCGCTAACGGACGGTGCGCGCGCTGCGGCACCGTCCGCGGCGATGGCGGCGGCCTCTTTGTGTGCGGCCTTCAGGTCGGCCATGCCGTCTTCGACGCCGGCTAGGCCGGCGCGTAGCTCGCGGCCGCCGTCCAGCCGCACACTAAGGCCACCCACCGGCTATACCGCCGGAATATCGTAGGTGGTGGGCTCGCCAATAACCTTGAACTCAAAGTCTGAAGTGTTCTTGGTCTTCACGTCGCCGCCGGCGTCGATGGGCACAATCTTGCAATTGCCGCGCCACCCGTAGTCGCTTTCGTCGTTGTTCGGTACGAAGTCGAACGGCACCACGGTAAGCCGGTTCTCAAAGCACCAGTAGACCAAGCCGGCCTTGTCGAACGACTGGTGCAGCGTGCCGGCCACCACCCAATCAATGGTGTCGTCGCCGTCGATGGTCTCGCCGCTCAGGACGTCGATGGCGTCTTCTTCGTTCACGCTCGGACTGATGCGCGCGTTGGTAAGCTGCGCGGCAAACTCGGTGGGGGTGCCGGTCTCGCCAAACTTCAGTGAGCCGGGGCCAAGCCGGTGTGCTTTGGGGGCCATGGTGGTTCTCTCCTAGATTGTTTCGGTGAAGCTCAGGACATATGCCGGGTGGTCGGGCATGCCGGGGTGGGCGAAGGTGGCCGGCTCGGCGCTGTCAACGTCCATGGGGTCTTTCAGCGCGTCGATGATGGCGTCTATGCGCCGCCACGCCGCCAGCCGGTCGGCAACGGGGCCGGCGATAATGAACACTTCCCACGTGGCATCGGTGACGCTGCCGGCCATGGTGCCGGTGTAGTCCAGCCGCGGGGGCTGGACTACCACCGCGGGGCCGTTGGCCAGGGCCGCCGGCACCTTCAGCAAGTCCAGGGTTACGGTGGCGTCGTCAATGCCGGCAGCAACCAAGTTGCCGGTTACCTCGGCCACCACGTCTTCGGCGCGGTCAAGGACGGCGCTCATGCAATCGCCGGCCCAAGGTACGGTGCCAGGTAGGGCATCGCGGCTTTCATGGGGTCTCGGGCAATCCGCATGGGGGCGAAGTCCATGTTGTCAAGGCCGGCAATCCCGTTGCGGGATTGCCGGCGGTCGAACAACTCTTTACCGCACTCCAACACCGCGCGGCTAACCACCGACGCCGGCACCGTGTTTGCGGCCACCTTGGACACCGGCAGCGCCACCATATCGGCCGCTTCGTGGGCGCATTGCACCACGTAAGGGTCGGTGGCGCTAGCTTGGCAATAGCCGGCCAGGGCCGCTATCTGTTCTGGGGTGGCCGGCAAGGTTAGGCACCAAGCTTGACAGGCAGGATGGCATCGGGGAACGGGGTGGTAACGGCGGTGTAGCCGTAGATGCTTACCTGCTTCGTGAGGTTGATAATGCTTTCATCCTGAAGCTGGATGGGCGCGCCGGGGCTTTCCAGGGTCTCGATGGCGGTGGGGTCATAGAACGACAGCCGGCCGGTGGTGGCGCGGTTGCCAATGAGCCCAATCTGAACGTTGGCCAGGGAGCCCGAAACGCTCGACAGGTTCAGGGTGCCCACCTGATTTACGCCGGCACCCTGAACCGTCATAAGCCGGTTGCCGGCCCCGTCTTCCAGCCGGATAAGCCGCTTGAACTGATCTACCGACGCGTGGCCGCCGGCCAGCACGTGGCCGCGTTCCTCGAAAATGAGGGCAGCGTCAACGATCAAATCAAGCCACGCGTTGGCGTCCGCGCCGGCGGCAAGGTCCAACGCGGCGTCGGGGTCGGCCACGTTGGCAAGGTGTTCATCCATGATGGCGTAGTACGCGGCGCGCACTCGGGCTTCGGTGGCCTTGGCGTACTTCATCATGAGCGCACGCATGGTGGTGTTGACTACCGGCACCGTGGCGCGCTGGATAGCCTGAAAAGACATTTCCGTCCATCCACCGTCGGTGTGTACCGTGGCGCTGTCAACGTCCAGGGCCACGCCGCCGGGGCCCACCAGCGCGTCGCCTTCGGCTACCTGCTCGGCAACCTCGGTGGTGTCGCTCACCAGCTTGGCAAACTCCACCTTCATGCCGGTAGCCGGCAGCGTGCCGCGGGTGAAGGTGTTGTAAACGCGCCGGCGCTCGTCAACGAGTTTGATGTACTCACCCACCCACGAGTCTTTTACGATGGCATCGGCAATAACGCCGGTGGTCATGGCGCGGTGGAACTCCATGGCCGCTTCGTCGCCGTCAGCGATGGCGCGCACGAAGGCACCGATGTTGGCGAACTCGGGCACCGGCGATTCGGCCGGCGGCGCTGCGGCCATGCGCTGTACGTGGCGCTCAAGCTCGGCCATGCCGTTTTCGATCTCCTGAAGGTCGGCGCGGGTCAGGGTGTCAGCTTCCGGGGGCATGGTGCCTTCTTTCGGTTTGGGTGTGGCGGCAGAACGGATTTTGGTTACCTCGGCTTGGGTGTACGCCGGGTGGTTCACCAACGAAAATTCGCGGGTCTTTACCTTGGTGTGAATGATGGTGGTGTTGCCGTCTTCGTCGGTCTCGGTGCGGTAGTCCACCGGCACAAAACCAATGCTCAGCTTGTCCACCACGCCGTCTTCCAACAGCGTCCAGGCATCGCGGCCCAACGTGGTATCGCTGATCTTGGCGCGTATCTCGTGGCCGGCGTCGGTGTCCTTGCCGGACTTCACGCGGCCGATAACCTCGCGGTGCTGCCAAAAAATCTTGGCGTTGTCCGCGGGGTCAATCGCGCCGGCTTCAAACCGCTCATACAGGCCGTAGCCCAAATCGTAGGTTTCACCGTAGGGCACACCAATGCCGGTAAATTCGCGGGTGGCGGTGTCGGTCGCTCGGATGGTGAGCGAACGCACCATAAGGCCGTCTTCGTTGGTCAGCGCGTCAAGGTTCACTTTGCGGCCTTCTCATTCTCGGGGGCCGGCGCGGGGGCCGGCTTGGGCTTCAGGGCTTCAAGCTCGGCCGCGGACAACGGCGGGTAGCCTTCGATGGCGCGCGCTTCGTTGATGGTCAAAAAGCCGGCGCTGATGCCGATGCCGTGGGCTTCGTAACGCGTCTTGGTGTCGCTGCGGAGTAGGGTGTCAAGCTTGAAGCGCACCGACTGGCCGCGCACCGTCAAATCGGTAAGCGCGTTTTCGATCTTCCGCAAGTACCCCATGAGGGTAAACCGGGTGAAGGCAATCCAATCTTGTTCCACGTTGCTGTAGGTCATGGCCGAACCTTCGACGGCGGCCAGCATGAGCGATGCCGGCATGCCCAGCAACCGGGCAAGTTGGGTGGTGGTGAATTGCTGCGACTCCAACCACTGTGCATCGGCCGGCTTCAGCATGATTGGTTCATACGTGGTGCCCTTGCCCAGCACGCGCAAGCGCGATGTGTCGCCTTCGGCTGCCGGCGCGTTCCACGCGGCGCGGTAGGTCTTGGCGTCGTCGGCCGTCAGCACTTGCTCGGAAGTCAAGACGCCATCGGGCACGCTGCCTTCGGAGAACCACAAGGCCGCGTAGTCGCGTAGCTCCAATGCGCCGCGTAGCTCGACTTGGGCCGCTTGGATGGGGCCAAGGCCGGTGAGCCGGCCGGGCAGCTTCAGCAAGGCCATGTGCTTGATGCGGTGCGCCGGGTACTCGGTGGAGCCCACCCAATAGGTGAGCCGGCCGCTCTTGGGGTCTTTCGCCGGCCGCACGTTGTGGGGGTTCAGCACCGTAACGTCGATTACCGCGCCGGCCGGCCCCTCGTTCAGCAGCCAATACGCGTTGCCGGTGGTGACCATGCTCAGTACGGTTTGCTCGATGAACTCGGAGTTGTCCAGGTCCAGGCAAGGCCGCTTCATAAGGCTTGGCACTTCGGCGTCGGGCAGCACAAGGCCATTGCGTTCCACGTGGTAGCTGATCTGGCCGGCGCTCGTGGCCAGGATGGAGAACGCGCGGTAAACGGTGCTCATGCTTACGGCGGTCTCGGTGGTGATGCCGGCGGCGTAGCTCGCGCGGCTCGGGGGCACAATGCCCGGTAGCTGGCCGTCCGCGTTGGGGATGCTCTCACGCTTGGCTAGACCAAGGGCAGCGGCTACGCGGTTCAATATCGGCATGCCAAGAACATTGGGGCCGGCTATACCGGCGCGGCAAGCCGGCCTTACCGTTGCGTCATATTCGGCGCGGTTGTGCGCGGTTCAGCGCGGCCGGCTATGACGCCATGGCATGAAAAAGGCCGCCACGCGGGGGGGGTGCGTGGCGGCCTTCCGGCTGCCGGCCCTTCACCGGCCGGCAGCCGTCCTAGTG